CAATAAGATAAATGAAAAGTAAAATTTCCATATACCCTAAAGGGTCAATAAAGGCGCTGCCTTGGAAGTCAATCTTCCTACAGAATTACGATTCTATATTCAGATCAATTCCTTCGGCAACTAAGGTTAGTCTTAATTGCATAGAAAGGTTTCATGATTTCGAAAGAAATCATGGTCTTTCCATAACAATTAAGATCTTTAAGGAGTGTGAAAGGCATGTCAGAATGACATTCCTAGGACACCCATCAGTCTTTAAACCAGTTTTCTGGTTAGAGACTGATCGCAATGAATTACCTTTATTTCTAAAGATAAGTCATGGTCCTAAAGATGAAGCAGAATATCAAAGAGCTGTGTTAACAGCACTTGGGTATTATAGACTTTACAGTCTATCTCCTGATGAGTCGGTGATCAACCGAATCACAGAACCTGCCTCACAAACCCTGGATGCATCACTATTAAATGAAATTGAGTCCTTTTCTCAAAGTTTCTTTGAGGAAAGGGGTATTACTCAATTCACGAAGAGTGATTCCTTCCCTATCTATGCAACAACCAAAGCTGGAGCCTCAGGGCCCTCAGCAATGGGTGAAACATCGATAGTTGATGCACAATCAATAGTTGATACCTCAATCTTTGATAAGATACAAAATATCTTACCAAAAGTATATTCTGAAACTGCTGTAAAACAGTTTCAGAAGATATTTGAGGAATCGTTGAAACAATTCAAGCCTACGCCTGAATATAAACCGGCTCTTTCCAGAATCCACCTTCTTTGCGAAGGTGGTGGAAAGACCAGGGCGATCTGTATTCCAGATATCTGGACACAGTCCGCTCTAAAACCCATTCATGAATACCTTATGAATGTGTTGAAGTTTATGCCCAATGACGGAACTTTTAGCCATCCCGCGTTAGCGGAGAAGGTTAAAAGATTTACAAACCGTCATAGTCTATTTTGCTACGACCTTACGGCCGCAACAGATAGATTTCCACTGGAATTCCAGAAGAGGGTACTTAAACCTCTTCTTGGAGATCTAGTAGAGGGTTGGTCAACTCTTATTACTGAAAGAGATTTCAGATATAAGAAACAATTGATTAGATATGGAGTAGGACAACCTATGGGGATGTTATCCTCATGGGCTGCCTTCTCGATATCACATCACATCCTCATCAATTTCTGTAAGAAGGATAAGTCCTTCTACGCAGTTATTGGTGATGACATGGTGATGCAGAGCAGAAGAGCTGCAGAGAAGTATAGGGCTCTCCTTGACCATATGGGGGTTCAGATCAGTGACGAAAAGTCACTTGAACCAACACATGATTCAAGGACAGCTGAGATAGCGAAACGTTACTTCCGTAACGGTATCGATATCTCACCTATTCCTCCTCTCGTACTCGTTGAATCAACAAAATCTGTTGAAGGTTTTATTGAATTCATCGAAGTACTAGCTTCCCGAATCAGCAAGTCCGGTGGCTCAATCGGACTTGACTGGTCCGAGCCTCTATCTCGTTTGTGGAACACAAACAGGGATAGAGACTCTGAACCAGCCCAGGCCTTGTTGCAATCCCCAACCTATTTGGAAGATTTTAAAGGCTTCCAAACCCGGGTTCCCCCCCTTTCGGGGGTTCCGGAAAGGTGGGATTGTTCCAAAGATCGTTTTATCATGAATCTTTGGGACCGCTTCATTTTAGATGAAGTGACAACAAAGTTGAATCAATCGAAAGTGGTCTTACGATCACTTGGAATTGATTCTTCTCGCCCGAGCTCTACAGAGATCGGACAGACTCCTATAATCAGATCCTACCTTACCTGTAAACAGGTAGAGTTGGACAAGGTTATAAGAATCTACGGAGGAACTTATGTGGGCGGCGAGGCTGACTCTTTTGAGCCAACACCTCAAAACGTCCTAAAGAAACTCCTATCCGAGCCTGATCCCTATTCTCCTAAAGATTTCCAGGAGAAAAGGATAATCAGAAGGAAGCGTAGCTTGCAATTGATCCAGAAGTTCTGGATAAAGAATAAGAGGATGATAAGTCCTCCTAT